TTCCTTAGTGCCAACACTTCAGGTGTTCAAGCTAACATTGTTAGCACAGGCGCATCTAATCCAACATTTTTAAAGATTGACAATGTTAATAATGCCAATGTGGATGCCTTTGTAAATTTCGGCACAGCTAATACTACAGCGGCAACCATTGCCAATGCCACAGCAACTGGTAACAGTTTTATTGTTCAGCATGGAGCAACTGTTTATGTTGAAACAACCAGTCCATACAATCAAGCTCCGGCACAGCAATTATACATTGCTGGCATTACAAGTACAGGCACAGCCAACTTGTTTATTACACCAGTATCAATTGTAGGATAAGGAAAATAATATGGCAACTACCAAAAACCCAGAAGCAAAAGCAATTAATCAAAAGCAAGGTCCACGCACAGGTAATGCTGGCACACCATCCAAGCGCGATGAATTCAAAGCTAGTAAAAGTACAACAGGTAGCGAGCGTAGTAAGTTAGCAGACTTTGTTATGAATGCTGTAGCTAACCGTGGTGAGCATACCAAGTCCAGTATCAATCCTGGCTTAGAGAACCTTAGTGCTAACAGCGCCAAGACAACTGGCATCAAGCGTAATACTACAGCTGATGGCGCAAAGTTACCTGGCAAATATAAGTCACCAAAGACTAAAGGTTAATTAAATGTCAGCTGGATCAACTGGCAAGGCGGCCGGCACTAGTTCGAACAATCCGGTATTAGGCAATACTCCTACGCAAGACCAAACTAATCAGTTTAGCCAAGGCATTACGCCCAACACAGCTTCGGGTGGACAGCCAAATCCTTTAGCACAGTTTGCTCCTGGAGCTGGCGCATCCGCTACTGATTTAACAGCACAAAACTTTAACCAAGGCGGAAGTCTTACTTCAAATGCTCCTCCACAACTACAAATGGCTAGCGGAGGTATAGCAACTGGACCAAATCCAACTGGCGGCCAGGCTGGACCAAATCCTCCTAGTTGGGTTCCAGAAGGCGCTACATTAAGTGCTGATGGTCAACTATGGAAGGGCACTGATAAGAATGACCAGCAGTATGCTTATGGCGTAAACTTTAATCCTAATCAACAATCGGGCCAACTTCAAAGTGGTCCACAGCCTGCTCCAACTACAGGTGAATCAGCATTACAAAGTGGAGTGAACGGGTTAAACTCAATGTCACCACAGTCACTGTTTGATCAATATTCACAGGTGCTGGCCCGGACTCCTGACAGTGCTTATGGTGCAGGCTCGGATCAGGCAACCATTGCTCCTTATCGAAATCCTGGCTTAGGACGAGTAATGCCGCCGGACTCAGCTGGCCCACCGCCACCGGCCGGCTTGCCTCAGCAGTTATTCAATCAGTATGCCAGTACAATATTTGGCGCCCCACCGGGTGGAACTACATTAGGTCCAACGCAAGCAAATGCTCCGGCCGCTGCTCCAGTGGCGACACCAAAGCCTCAATTGCCTGCCTTTGCTCAACCTACAATGACCGGCGGACAATCTATTGTACCATATACTAACAAGCCACCGTATAGTGCCCCTGCTCCGGCCATGCGTCCAAATCAACTACCTAAACTGCCTGCTACTCAAGCTCCAGTGCCCGCAGGTTATACAGGCGGCGGTATTAACCGTGGCCCACAAGCAACTGGATTAGGATCAATAGGTCCAACACAGCGTCCAACCGTGCCAGCGTTTGCTAAACCAACATTATATCAACCTGGACAATCGTCACCGTTAGCCGGGATGAATCAAAGAATTGGTCCAGCTAAACCCATTCCAGGCAAAGTAAATACTGCGCCTATGCGTAGATAATAGTCAGATATTTTAGTTTTAGAGTAAATAGTTTTAAGTAAAGAATTTGGTCAGGAGCCATTGGTTGTCTATCCTATTATATGTCTGACTAAGTCCGCCGGGAGTCGGCCTAATACAGTGGATACTCCCAACTATGTTGTGACATTATTGCCGTCTCCTGGTCGATATGGCAGTGGTGTTTTCCAAGGATTGAGATGGCTCGTCACTCTCCCAATCCGCGGTTTGTTAGTTGTCCGGTAACAACTAACACTTTTTATAGATAAGGAATCGAAATGAAAAAGAGTATGCCAGATGTAAGACCCGAAGTAACAGAAGAACCAAATCCCTGGACTGAAGCAGCAGTTGATCCAGCGGCACCCCAAATCAAACCCGAAGTAGAATACAAGATTGAAGCCGCCGTGCCTCATATTGTCAAAGCTAATCAAACACATCCAGATTTTGATATCGATGGATTGATGACTGACTTCCCAACTGCCAAGGACTTAGAGCGATTTGTATTCGATGAAACCGGCGTAGTGTTAAACTTAAAAGGCCGTGCTAACAAGTTAAAGTATCAAGTGGCTATGGATGTATTAAACGGTATGGAAGTTGAAGCCAAGTTTATTGGTGGAGAAAATCCATATATCGACAAAGCTGAAATGGTTCCAGTAGAAGACTTGAAGCCGGTGCCACTGCGTGATCCTACATTGCCCTCAGAGGATCAAGTTCAAAATACATTTGTTAATAACTTTATTCCACATCCGGATGCTGAGTATCGTGCCCGTAGTAAGAAAGTTCAAACATTGTTTCGCAAGTATAAAAACGGTATGATCTCATATGAAGTATTAGGTCCTATTGAACCTAAGCCAGTTGGCCAGAAGATGGACAAGTTTGGTAATATGCGTCCAGAGATTATGGCGTGGGTTGATCCCCGCACTGGTGAGCAGTTAGTCACTCGCAAGGATGGCACACTGACTCCACAAGGCCGTAACCTCAGAGCTGTTATGCAGAAACAGCGTGTTAACGATAGTAACTATTGGAACATCTGGGTTGACCGTGACTTTGTCAATGTGGAAGGTGGAGAACTACGCAATCCTTGGGACATTAACGAATAATGATTCAACCGCGTGACAATGAAATCCAACAAGCACAGGAAGCTCGTTTAGTTAAAGATACATTAATATTACAAAAGGTAAACGCCGCACATCGTGAAGCGTTTATCCAAAAGTTCCCGGGTCAATGTGAACACATATTAAGATTGATAGCAGAACGACTTCAGCTGGGCTTGCGTAAGGATACGGACATAGTATTAACCAACGAGGATGTGAATCATTTATCTGCCGCACTATTAGCAGTATATGATGTACATCGCGATTTAGATCGTGGATAATGTTAACTCCAGACTTGCTAATGCGGCGTGCCATACGATGGACCTGTGAAGAACATAAGTTAACTCCCGAAGCACTAAAATTATTTGACAACGATACTCAAGTCAAGTTTCAAGACTTGGCTATCGCTGTGGCTGATGATATGCGGTATAATCAAATACAATACTTCAGACCATTCGAACACCAAAAGGCATTCTTTCGAACTGGTAAGAGTGCCCGTAGAGGTATACTGGCCGCTAACCGAATTGGTAAAACAGTAAGTACCTGCTATGAAACTGCTATGCATTTAACTGGCATATATCCAGCGTGGTGGGAAGGACATAGGTTTGATGGTCCTATTACCGCTATGGTTGCGGGTGAAGGTTGGAGTCAGGTGGCCATGGTATTACAAAATGAATTGCTGGGCACACAGGATGTAAAGATAAAAGAGTCCTTAGGCACTGGTGCCATTCCCCGCCGTTGTATTGTAGAAGATACTATGCGTAACGATGGCGCTAATTGTTTGGGTGTTGAAATACGCCATATATCAGGCCAAAAGAGTTATTTGTTGTTTGCTAACTACACACAAGAAGTTAGACAAATGCAGGGATTCAAATTAAATTTAGCTGTATTCGATGAGCAACCGCCCGATGACTTTTTCTCGGAGATTGTAACTCGTACTGCTACTACGCAAGGACAAGTGTTATGTTCGTTTACACCACTAAAAGGATTAAACGGATTGGTTAGTAAATTTTGGAATAAAGAATCCGGATACGACTTTATTCGTGTGGCTTGGACCGATGTTCCCGAGTATGATCCTTGGCACGAACCTTTTTTACTTGCCGAAACACGCAGGCAATTAGAGCGCGATTACTTACCGCACGAACGCGAAGCTCGTATAGCTGGTAAGCCAGTTATGGGCAAAGGCGCTGTGTTCCAAATTAGAGACTGGCCAACTTATAAACTGGGCACATATAACTTCCGTGAAATGCCAAACATACATCGTGTTATTAGTCTTGACTTGGGCTTGGTAAACGACAAAACTGTGATATCACTTATCTATTGGGATCCAAATGAACAAACTGCTTACTTACATAAACAAATTGTGGTACAAGGTATTGAAGAAGCTGTACCAACACAGTACATCAACCATTTACTTAGACCCGAAGTTTTTGGAACTCCTATTGTATTGCCTGCTGATGCTAATACTGCTGGTCGCTATACTATGTCGAGTAGCTCCATTAGAGAACTATTTGAACAATACCAACTCAATGTATATCAAAAATCTATAATGAATCCGCCGGATAGCCAAGGGCGTGTAACTAATCATAAGAGTTATGGTATTAACCAAATGCGCCAAATGCTGGAAGTTGGTAGTTTAATGATTAATGAAAACTGCGTAGAGTTTATTAGAGAAGCACAAAACTATTATGTGGACGAACAAGGTAGATTCTCGGATCCAGATGATTGTATAGATTCCGCTCGTTATGGATTATTAGCCTGCTTACAAGGTATAGCTGAACCCTGGGATAATAGAACCAGCCGCGAGCGTATGCGGGCACAGCGTGATAGAATAGTACCAAGGCCAACTCCACAAGCAGAATGGAAAAAGACATTCAATCCATCGTGATTTACAGAACATACTAAATAAACAATACACTAAAGGTCCCTATTCAATGTTGGATATTAAAAATAAAGTATTAATGCAACTAAACACAACGAATGCTACATTAGCTCGCTTCGTTAAATTAAAAGGTCAGCTTGACACCAAATGCGCCAGCTATCTGCGTTACTTAGGAACTAAAAATGCCGTAAATCGCGCATCCGATTATCATTACCTATGTTTAGCTGTTATGGATTCAACAGCTCCAGTCAATGGAATTGATTATATTCACCCTGTTGTAAAACCAGCTGTGGATTATGTATCCGCAGTTATTGTGAAAGGTTTGGCCAACAATGGTGAAGTTAATTTTGAGTTTGTTCCCGATTCCGAAACGGATGATGTAGCTGCTAAACAAGCTTCGGACATGGTCAGCCGCATTATTAACGAAGAAAACGATCCACACTTTATCCTACAGCGTTGGGTAATGGATGCTTGTATGCACAAGAATGGTATGCTTATGATATTACCAATGCGTGAGCAAATTGTACGCTATGTTGAAACAGATGGCACACCCGATCAATTAAAAGCATTTGAACAACAAGCAGCTGATGCTGGACTAACAGCATTACGCCAAAGCCGCCGTAAAAAATCAGTAGATTTAGAACAAGTGTTAAAAGAAACTAAAGAGTTTATGGCCGCAATGCCAGAAGCACAACAACAAGCTACATTAGATACACATATTGCTAATATGTCTGCTTATGGAGCAGGCGATGTTGAAGGTGCTCAAGAAGAAGCACCAAACATTGAATTAGATCAAGCTGAAGACGCGTTAACAGATGCTATTAATCGCAATACAATTTATACAGCCAAATACAAACTAACTGGCTGGAGTTTGAAAATTAAATTTCGTAACATAGCACAACACTATTGGATCTGCGATCCTACCGTACAGGAAATGAAGGATCAAGCCTTTTGCGGTTACTATGACCCAATGAGTATTCAAGAAGCTACACAACTATATCCACAAATCAATGACCACATCGAAGAATTCCGTATGCACGCGGACTACAATCAAAACGGTGCTTACCAAGCTGGTTCTGTTCTCAATAATTTGGCTATCCACGCCCGTGATAGTGTTCCTGTTATGGGTATTCCAGTAGAGTCAGGTGTAGGAGCCGATCCAGACAGCAGACAAATTACTATTTTGACCGTGTGGGACCGTTATGACATCGACGGAGATGGCGAACTTGAGTTATTAGAGATAGTATTTTCAGGACAATACATCATAAGTGCCAAGGAAGTTGAGTTTATTCCTGTTGCCAATATGTGTCCAAAGCCTTTACCAGGCAACTTCTATGGAATGTCAATAGCAGAGTCAGTAATTCCTATGCAGGAATACATGACAGCTGGACATCGCGCAGAAATATTATTAGGATTGCTAACATCCACTCCGCGTATTGGTGTGAAACCAGACAAAGTTGACTTTGAAATGATGCAAGACGGTGAAGCAGCTATCTTTATATTAGATAGTAAGTTTGATCCAGCTACAGACATATTCCCAATGCCTCCTCCATCCGGTAATTTAGGATTTATGGACAATGCTATGAATCGTATGAGCCAGGACACAATGAATATTATTGGTATGGTTCAACCTTCCGATACATTTAATCCAGAAATTATGGCTCCTGGC